CCCACCAGACCCGACCGCGTTTCGGGTCTTTTTTTGGTCGTTTTTTGCTCACACATTTTGTTACGCAGCTTGTGCCATGCCTGTGCCAACCTGTGCCAAAACGCGTTTTACCTGTGCCATTTACAGGTTTTTCCCGTTTTCGTTACATTTGCGTCGCATACGTTATGTCAACTTTACATAACGTGTTTTCGTGTTTTTGGGTTTTGGCACAGGCTGGCAAGGGTTGGCAAGGGCACTGGCACAAGTATCGTAACAAAAAATGTTGCTGTAATTCCTTGATTCTATTATCTTTATTTCTTTGGCACAGGTTGGCAAGGGTAAAAAGACTATATAAGTACATAGAAGATATCTGTAAATCGTAAGGTAGTACTATAGGGTGGTACTAGAAAGGGGGGGGTATATATAGAAACAATAGGGGAAAAATGCCGTTTACCCTTGCCAGCCTGTGCCAGTAGTGAAGTGTCATACTTTGCATTAATTTGTCATCGTTGCGATTTTCACATGCTCGGGCTACCATCACGACATGGAAAATTTAATCAACGTCTTGTGGATTCTGGCCGAGGTCGTCGTGTACATGGGCGCCATGGTTCTTGTCATCACTGCGGTCGACCGCATCCGGAGCGATCGATGAACACGCCTGCGATCCCGGCTCTTGGCCAGTACGGGGTCCGGCCTCTGGCTGGCCTAAAACCGTATGAGAAAAATGCCCGGACCCACTCGGCCTCGCAGATCGAGCAGATTGCCCGGTCGATGTCCGAGTTCGGATTCACGAACCCGATTCTGATCGACGGCGAGGATCGGATCATTGCCGGCCACGGACGCCTGCAGGCTGCCTTGCTGCTGCGATTGGACGAGGGTCCGTGCATCGTCCTGTCTGGCCTGACTGACGCGCAACGGCGGGCCTTGATCCTGGCCGACAACAAGATCGCGCTTAACTCCGGTTGGGATCTGGCGTTGCTGTCCGAGGAGCTTGCCGACCTGCGCGCTGAAGGCTACGACCTGACGCTTACCGGGTTCTCGCTCGAGGAAATTGACGGCATGGTGATCGGGGCCGGCGACGAGATGGATCCGGACGACGCGCCTGACCTGCCCACAGAACCCAAAACGAAACCGGGCGACGTCTACGTGCTTGGGCCTCATCGCCTGATCTGCGGCGACTCGACCGATATCACGGCGCTTGATCGCCTGATGGACGGCGCCTTGGCCGATGCCTGCTGGACCGATCCTCCGTACAACGTGGCATACGAAACCAAGGCCGGCAAGATCGCAAACGACGACCTGGGCGATGCGGAGTTCCGCGACTTCCTCCTGTCTGCCTTCACATCTGCCTTTGCGATCATGAAGCCTGGCGCTGCGATCTACGTCGCGCATGCCGATACCGAAGGCTTGAACTTCCGTGCTGCGTTTGCCTCGGCTGGCTTCAAGCTCTCAGGCTGCATCATCTGGCGCAAGGACGCGCTTGTGCTTGGTCGCTCGGACTACCAGTGGCAGCATGAGCCGATCCTGTACGGGTGGAAGCCTGGAAGCCGGCATCGTTGGTACGGTGGTCGGAAACTGACGACGATGCAGGATCTGAACCAGGAGCGCATGCCGTTCACGCGCCGCGATGATGGCCGGTACGAGATTCGCGTCGGCGATCAGGTGATGGTGATCGATGGGACCGCGACGATCGAGGAAGTCGTGCCGTCGGTGATCCAGGAATCGAAACCGAAACGCTCCGACGGGCATCCGACGATGAAGCCGGTTGCGCTGGTCGAGCGCATGCTTCGCAACAATGCGCGGCCGGGCGACATAGTCCTGGACCTTTTCGGTGGTTCTGGCTCGACGCTGATTGCGGCTGAACGGCTTGGGATGTGTGCGCGGCTGTCCGAGCTTGATCCTGGGTATTGCGACGTCATTGTGGGGCGCTACGAGGCGTACACGGGGCGGCGTGCGGTGTTGGAGGTGCGTGATGGCAGTTGAAAAGTCGACACATAAAAGCAAACGCGTCCCTGCTGATGTGAAATTAGCAACACAGAGGGGTGGTGCGCGGGAGGGATCTGGCCGTAAACCGCTGGCTGTGACCGATGCTGACCGGCGTCAGGTCGAGGCGATGTCGGGCTACGGTGTGCCGGTCGAGCAGATTGCGGCGCTGACCTGTGGCGGGATCTCGGTGGACACGTTGTACAAGTACTTCCAGCAGGAGCTTGTCGACGGCAAGGCCAAGGCGAACGCGAAAATAGGGCAGACGCTATTCCAGAAGGCGATGGGTGGCGACACCACGGCGATGATTTGGTGGTCGAAGTCGCAGATGCGCTGGAAGGAAAAGGTCGAGCTTGAGCATACCGGGCCTGGTGGCGGTCCGATCCAGTCGGAGACGACGGTGGTGCTCGATGCTTCCGAGGCGTACAAGCGCATGCTCGAGGGTGGCCGGTGAACATCCCGGAGGACTTCAACTGGCGCGCGCCGGACTATGTTCCGGTGTGGTTGGGTCGGGCAGAGCGTTTGCGTCGCCTACGGGCCGATCCTGGCCTGTTGCCGGGGGTGAAATCGTTCTATGCTGACCATCCTGTGGAGTTCATCACGGATTGGCTTTGCACGTTCGATCCTCGAAACGTTGAGCGGGGCATTGAGGCCGTGGCTCCCTTCCTGCTTTTCCAGCGTCAGGCTGAGTTCATCGAGTGGCTGGTGCAGCGTTGGCGTGGTCGTGAGGACGGGCTGTGCGAAAAGTCGCGCGACATGGGCGTGTCCTGGCTCTGTGTGGGCTTCGGGCTGTGGATGTGGCTGTTCCACCCTGGCGTGGTGGTGGGCTTTGGCTCGCGCAAGGAGGAGTACGTCGATAAACTCGGCGACCCGAAGTCGCTGTTCTGGAAGATCCGCGAGGCAATCAATCTGTTGCCTGTCGAGTTCCGGCCTGCCGGCTACTCGGAAAAGCTGCACGCGCCGTCGATGCGCATCATGAATCCTGAAAACGGATCGACGATCATCGGCGAGGCTGGCGACAATATCGGCCGGGGAAACCGGACGTCGATCTATTTTCTGGACGAGGCTGCGTTTATCGAGCGGGCCGAGGCGGTGGACGCTGCTCTGTCGCAGACGTCGAACTGCAAGGTGCACGTGTCGACGCCAAACGGTGCGGGCAATCCGTTCTATCGCAAGCGCCACGGTGGTCGCATCCCGGTGTTCGTGTTCGACTGGCACGACGATCCTCGCAAGGACGAGGCGTGGTACCTGGACCAAAAGTCGCGCCTGGACCCGGTCATCATCGCGCAGGAAATTGACCGGGACTATTCGGCGTCGGTGGCGAACGCCTGGATATCGGGGGTCGACGTGCGGGCCTGCATGCAGCGCGGGCCTGCCGATGTGCAGGCGGTGGGACCGCTGCAGGTAGGCGTTGACGTTGCGCGGTTCGGCGACGACAAGTCCTGCATCACGTTCCGTAAGGGCCGGGTGGTGTTCCCGCAGATCGTGTTCTCCAAGTGCGACGTCGTGGATGTGGCTGGCCGAGTGAAGGAGGCGGTGAACGCCTGGGACGAAAAGCCGAGCCAGATTGCGGTGGACACGATCGGCATCGGGTCTGGCGTGGCCGACATGCTGCGTCGGGACTTCGGTCGGATTGTGGTCGATGTGAACTCGTCGCTGCGCCTCTCGGATGGTCAAAACTACAATTTGCGCGCTAGAATGTGGCGTGATATGCGTGAGTACCTGAAAAACGGGGCTTCGCTTCCGAATGATGCCGAGTTGGCCACGGACCTTTCCGCGCTGCAGTACCTGTTCCGAGGTGGCGAGATGTTGATGGAGTCCAAGGACGACGCGAAGAAGCGCGGCATCAAGTCGCCAGACCGTGCAGACAGTCTGGCGTTAACGTTTGCCATCCCCGTTAGGGATATCGCATCAATGCAGGTAAAAGCGCAAACCGAATATTCGATTTTTTAAGGGGTACGTCATGGGTGGATTGTTCGGGAGTCCGAAGGTGCAGAAGGCGCCGGTGCCTGTCGAGGTCAAGGAGCCGGTGGTGCAGCAGGAGGTTGTGGACCGCAGCGCGGCTGACATCATGCGCCGTCGCAAGGGCACGGCTGCAACGATGACCGGGGCTGGCGAGTCTGGCTCGACCGCTGGCTCGGTGGCGGCTAAGACTCTGCTGGGGCAGTAAATGTCCCGCGGGAATCACTACCTTCCGGACCTGACCGTGGTGTTCGTGCTGGCGGGCATTGGCCTCGCGTCGCTCTTGGGCGGCGCTGCGTGGCTCGTGTGGTGGTTCCTTTCTTCTTTCACGTTTAGGGGCTGATCATGGCTGATTCACGCGCTGATTCCTGCTTGACGCAGCATGAGCAGTTGATAACCGAGCGGCAATCGTTCGAGACGGTGTGGCAGGAAATTGACGACCGGATCAATCCGTCCGATGTGCAGTTCTCCAACCGGACGGGCAACCAGCAAAAGGGCAAGCAAAAGACCGAGAAAGTCTTTGATGCGACGCCGGGCCTGGCGCTCGATCGCTTCAAGG